TGGTGTGAAAACGAGAAGGCATTGTTTACTAGCTTTTTAAACTGGTGGGCTATGGATCCTCCTGATGTAGTGACTGGGTGGAATATTCAGTTATTTGATATTCCGTATTTAGTTTCTCGTACCGACAAGTTGTTCGGTGACGATATGAAAAAAGCCTTTAGTCCTTTCAATCTTGTTAAGAAACATGTGGTAAAACTAGGCGCTCGTGAATTCTTACGCTATGAACTATGGGGAGTCGCTCAGTTAGACTATCTTGACTTGTACAAGAAGTTTACTTATGTCACTCGTGAATCTTATAAATTGGATCACATTGCTGAAGTTGAATTGGGTCACAAAAAGTTAGAAAATCCGCATGATTCGTTCAGAGATTTTTACGAAAAAGATTGGAATCTGTTTGTAGAATATAATATTATTGATACCGTGCTTGTTGACGAATTAGAAGACAAGCTCAAATTGATTGAACTCTGTTTTACTATGGCATATGATGGTAAGATGAATTATTCCGATGTATCTTCTCCTGTAAAAACGTGGGACTGTTTGTTGTACAATCATCTTTGGCAACAGAACGTTGTCTTTGGACAGAAGGAAAGTAAGCAAAGTCGTAGCATTGCAGGTGCATATGTGCAAGAGCCTGTTCCAGGACAATACGAATGGGTCGAGAGTTTTGATGCAACCTCACTCTATCCTTCTATCATCATGCAATACAACATGTCACCTGAGACGCTAGTGCCAGGCGAAGTGTACGATGTGACTGTTGATGGCATGTTAGAGAAAAAGTATTCTTTTGATGGTAAGTATGCGGTTGCATCTAACGGTCAATGTTTCTCTCGTGATAAGCTAGGATATATGCCAGAGATTGTACAGAAGTTTTTTGATGATAGACAGCGGTATAAGAAGTTGATGAAGGAGTCTGAACAGTTACTTGAGGACACGAAAGATCCTAAGTATAAGAACGAGATTGCTAAATACAATAACTTTCAGATGGCTCGTAAGATTCAACTTAACTCACTTTATGGTGCGATGGCGAATGAGTACTTCAGATTTTTTGACACCCGAATAGCAGAAGGCATCACACTATCAGGGCAAGTTATCATTCGTGAAACTGCAATTGCTTTAGATGCTTATGTTAATGAAGTGTGCGGGACAAAAGGAGAAACCTACAGTTTTTATTCTGACACTGACTCCTGTTACATCACACTCAAAGCAGTTGTTGACAAATTCTTTGCAGACAAAGATACGAATAAACTAGTTGACATACTCGATAAGATTGGCACAGATCAAATTGAACCTTGCATATCAAGAGCAATGGACAAACTAGTAGACTATACACACGCCTATGAGAAAAAGATATTCTTCAAGCGAGAAGCGATAGCAGACAAGGCTATTTGGATCGCTAAGAAGCGATACGCCATGAATGTGTATGACAATGAAGGAACTCGTTATCAAGTACCTCAATTGAAGGTAATGGGATTGGAGATTGTTAGATCATCTACTCCTGCACCTGTTCGGGCTAGTTTGAAGGAAGCTGTTAGGCTTACTCTTACTACAGATGAGAAAACTCTTCAAAAGTTTATAGAGAAAACGCAAAAAGAATTTAAGTCAATGTCTCCTGAGGAGATCGCATTTCCTCGAGGGTGTAATAATATCGGCAAATACACTTGCGATACTGACATATACGCTAAAGGTTGTCCTATACACGTTCGAGGGAGTTTGTTGTATAATCATTACTTAGATGTAAATAATATATCGCACAAGTATGAGAAAATACAAGAAGGGGACAAAGTAAAGTTCTTGTATTTAAAAGAGCCTAATACTATGCGTGAGAACTGCATATCATTCAACTCAAAAATACCTGCTGAGTTCAATGTACATCGTTATGTAGATTACGATGTAATGTTTCAAAAAGCCTTTCTTGATCCTATGGACACTATCGTTAAATCACTAGGATGGGAAACCGAAGAGACACATACACTGGAAGATTTGTTTTCTTAAAGTGCTTGACTTATGGTATTATATTATGTACAATGTATTTAATAATATGAAAGGGGGATACCCATGAAAAGAATAAAGCTTTGGTGGACAAGTTTGTGGTTTGAACAACACGAATTAATAATTACCGTTCCAGTAGATATCATATATCACGAAGACGGCTCTAGGACTGAAACAACACGAATGGATACATATCAAGTATCTAAATTGATAAAGACTACACCTAAAATTTTCATATTTGAAGACATAGATGGACGAAGGCATGAAATTAGATTTTTGAAGCCTGTAGTTTTTCACATTATAAAAGTATGGTAGGAGAAATAAATGAGTTTATTAGAAAAATTGAAGAAGAATAGTACGATTAAAGATACGTCTATTCTCACTGATTCAAAGTTCTTTGGTGCAAAGGACTTAATACAAACTGCTGTCCCTGCTCTGAATGTTGCGTTGAGCGGCAAGCTAGACGGTGGGTTAACTCCTGGTCTGACAGTATTTGCTGGTCCTTCTAAGCATTTCAAAACTGCTTTCTCATTGTTGCTTGCTAAATCATACTTAGACAAGTATGATGACGGTGTAGTTTTGTTTTACGATTCAGAGTTTGGTACACCGCAGGCATACTTCGATACTTTTGGTATTGATACTAGCCGAGTGATTCATACGCCTATCACAGACATCGAACAGTTGAAGCATGATGCAATGTCACAGATGAATGGCTTTGAGCGAGGCGATCATGTTATTGTGATTGTAGACTCTGTTGGCAACTTAGCATCTAAGAAAGAAGTTGATGACGCACTTGATGGTAAGTCTGTTGCTGATATGACACGAGCAAAGCAGATGAAGTCATTGTTCAGAATGATTACGCCTCACTTAACAATCAAAGACATTCCTATGGTGGTTGTGAATCACACTTATCAGACTATGGAAATGTTTAGTAAGGCAGTTGTGTCAGGCGGGACAGGTATCTACTACTCAGCAGATAATATCTACATCATTGGTCGGCAACAAGAGAAGACAGGTACAGACCTAACAGGCTATAACTTCATTATCAATGTTGAGAAGTCTCGTTTCGTTCGTGAGAAATCTAAGATTCCTGTTGAAGTATCGTTCACAGGCGGCATTGCAAAGTGGTCAGGGCTGCTTGATATGGCAATGGAATCAGGTCATGTTATCAAGCCTAGCAACGGTTGGTATCAGAGAGTAGACACTGATTCAGGAGAAGCAGTAGAACCTAAAGTAAGAAACAAAGATACTTACACTAAGGATTTCTGGTTGCCTATTCTTCAAGATCAGACATTCATCGATTGGATTGAAAACCGATATACAATCTCAAGTTCAGACGGCATAATGAAAGAAGAAATCACTGAGGAAGACATCGCAGATGTTTACGAAGCAATTGAAGTCTAAGGGTGCATGTGATCGTTGTCAAATGACGATTTATGAAAGTGACGAAGCAATATGTTTCCACACAGATGCAGAAGAATTGTATCTGTGTGGAGAGTGTGTTGAAATAATCCGTGAAGAATTTATGCGTGAGGAAAACATTTAGTGCAACAAAACATTGAAAGAATTATCCTATCTAATCTATGTTATAATGAAGACTTCCTCAGAAAAGTTATTCCTTTTCTAAAGCCTGAGTATTTTTCGAATGGTTCAGAGCGAGTTATATTTAATAAAATATCAGAGTATACTGTTAATTATAATGCGCCTCCGTCGAAGCAAGCTATCATCATCTCTGTTACAGATGACAAATCGGTTTCAGAAACTCAATACAATGAGATTCAAGAAATTGTAAATGATATTGAGAACGAAGACAGTAACTCAGAATGGCTATTAACTGAAACCGAAAAGTTTTGTAAAGACAAAGCTCTATATAATGCAATCATGGAAGGTATTCAGATAATAGATGGTCGTAATAAGGATATGGGTAAAGACGCTTTGCCTAGTATATTGTCTGATGCGCTTGCGGTAGGATTCGATAACAATGTAGGACATGACTATATCGATAACGCACCTGAACGATATGATTTCTATCATAGATTAGAAGAAAAACTACCCTTTGACCTAGAAATGTTTAATAAGATTACTGATGGCGGACTTGCAAACAAAACACTGAATGTGGCGTTAGCAGGTACAGGTGTTGGTAAATCATTGTTCATGTGTCACATGTCTGCGGGTCATATAGCTCAAGGCAGAAATGTTTTATATATTACTATGGAGATGGCAGAAGAAAGAATCGCAGAGCGTATTGATGCAAATCTAATGAATGTTCCTATTCAGCAATTGAAAGATTTATCAAGAGAAATGTTTGATGACAGGATTGATAAGATAAACAATAAGATTCAGGGTAGGCTTATTATCAAAGAATATCCTACTGCATCTGCACATGCAGGACATTTTAAAGCACTACTGAATGAGTTGAAGTTGAAAAGAAATTTCATGCCTGATATAATCTTCATAGATTATTTGAACATTTGTGCGAGTAGTAGATTCAAAGCAGGGTCAGCAGCAAACTCATATACAATCATTAAGAGTATTGCAGAAGAGCTTAGAGGTCTTGCAGGCGAGTTTAATGTTCCTGTTGTTACTGCTACACAAACAACTCGTAGTGGCTATGGTAACAGTGATGTAGAATTGACAGACACATCAGAATCTTTCGGTCTTCCTGCTACAGCAGACATCATGGTTGCTCTTATAAGTACTGAAGAGCTAGAGAAACAAGGTGTGATAATGGTGAAGCAATTGAAGAATCGTTATGCTGATCCTACTTCAAACAAAAGATTTATGATAGGTGTTGATAGGTCAAGAATGAAATTATTTGACTTAGAAGATTCTCAGGCTGGATTAACTGATTCAGGTGCGTCTCAGCAAGATTCAACACCTGTATTCGATAGAGGAACTTCTTCGGATAAATTTGAAGGTATTAAGTTTTAAGATTTATAAATAGTAGAACCCCAAGAGGACACTACTATGTCAGAACAAAAACTTACGCTTGATTCATCTGAAGAGTTAAAGCAGGCCGATTTGAACAGTGACGGCCACCTTTCTACACAAGAAATGGAGTTGATGTTGGACGCTAAAAAAAAGCGATTAGAAGATGAAGATGCCATGCGAGACGCACAGCGTAAAATGGCATGGTTTGCTCTCGGCGGCATGCTATTATATCCTTTCGCTGTCGTTATTGCTGAAATGGCTGGATTGCAAAATGCCTCCAGTACATTAGGCGATATGGCACCTACTTACTTCGTTTCAGTTGCTGCTATAGTAGCTGCATTTTACGGCAAATCTGCTCTAGAAAGCAAGAAGTAGCACTCCAAGTAACACGTTATAGTCTAGAAATAACGTTCAGCACAGGCGCTCACAGAGCGTCTGATGCGATCTATAAGTCATTGATTCCATTATATTTTTAACGCTTGACAATAGCCCTTTATATTGCTATACTGTATAGACAATATAGGTTTATAGGTTATTGATTTGAGTGTGGAAAAAAAGTGAAAATAAAGCTTGACATTTCGGTAGTTAGTCTGTATAATGTACTTATAAACTGAAAAAACAAGCTGTGAGGGCTTATATTATGAATGATACATGGAATCGAGACGATCTTACTGGTTACATTTCAGACAGATGGAAGGAGTTGAATGGCATTCGTCCTCGTTTCAATTGGGACAAGTGGAGCACCAAAGAGCTTGAAGCAGAGTGTGATCGCCTCAACGCCCAGATCGAGTACGAGATCCATCGTGACCGTCTTGAGATGGAAGCGGCAGCCGGCGCAATGTTGCAGTATGCCCCAGACTTAGAAACAGCCCAACGATGGGCACAGGAGGTGGCGTAATGAATTACTCTAAGTATCCTTGTCAGGTTGAGATGGTTAAATATCATCTAGATGGCATGAAAGCAGGTATGCACACCAAAGAGAACATGGGCTTTATGTCTTGGAACGATGCTTGTACATGGGCAGGTTCAGTTACCGAAAGCAAAAAAGTTGGGTATGTTGTTTTGGAGATGCGTAATCTCGAAACAAATGAGTTAGAAAAGTTTTAATTAATGCTTGACATTGTACCCTTGATTCTGTATAATGTTTAGTATAGTAAAGAATTTGAGAGTGATCTCAGATAGCGACCGTAAAGTCGTTTAATTTTAAATGAAAGTAACTTAAAGGTGATTTAATTATGGCTACAACTACAACTACAACCACGGCAGCAACTAAGACACAAAACGCTAAGATTCTTAATTTTCTTCGTTCTGGTCAGTCTTTGACAGCCGCACAAGCATCTTCTATGTTTGGTGTTAAAACTGTCAGCGCTCGTGTTGCAGAACTCCGTGCAGCAGGACAGCCTATTTACACTAATGTAAGCAAGGCTGGCAAAACTTCATATCGTCTAGGTCGTCCTAGCAGCGCTATGATTGCAGCAGCATATGCCGCTGTTGGTTCTTCAGTCTTCGGCTAGTAGTATTGTCCTGGGTATGATGCGAAACTGCCCATCTACATTATTTATTAGGAGGTATTATGGCAAATCATGTTGATAACTTTATAACCGTAATCGGTAACGAAGCAGCAACTTCCGAGTTTAATAGCATTTTTTCTTCTATATTCAGTGAAGATAAAGGCCTAAGTCACGCAGCTTTTCTACCAAGAGACGAAGACGGTCAAGTTGACATAAACAGCATAGGAGCTAAATGGGCTTATGTTGAAGATGTAAGTAACGATTATGCATCTGTGACCTCAGCATGGAGTGCTGTACTACCTTTTGTTGAACATCTAGGTGACCATCTCATGGACTTTGATTCTAAAGTGAAGGTTACTTGCAAGTTTACTGACGAGGGATGGGGATTCGTAGGTGCAGCAGTGTATGACGACCACGTTATTGATTCAGAGGAAGAATACTACGAAGATTTAGTCGAGTCTCGGTTAGCATATCTTGCTTCTAACGGTGAAGAAGTACTTAAAGATTCTGAAGACGAAGAGTATGATCCATTTGAAGACGATGGTTGGTACGATTGGATTGATACTCGACAAGAAATGACAATGACTGATATACTAGGGTCGTGTGCTGATGTAGCACAATAATGTGTTAACTGGTTAATTGAAGGACATGACATAAAACTGTCCTATCACTTTTTTGTATTCGGTCGGAGATATCAATGGCGAACCATGTAGATAATGTATTAAGTATTACCACCGAAATACCAGAAGCAGCAAAATTATTCAATGAAGTATTCTCTAGCATACAAAATCTTGATGAATCCGGGCTTCAATACTCAAACTTCCTCCCGCAATGGGATGGAGATTGGCCTTCAAGAGATTACATGGAAGAAATCATCGGTGCTAAATGGGCGAATATTGAATCTGTTGCTGCTCGGCGTGTTGTGATAACTTCTGCATGGTCCTCTATATATGCTTATGTTAAGAACATGGGTCATTATCTTTCTGAAATAGATCCTAATGTTATTATCTCATGTAGGTATGAAGATGAATTTTATAATTTTGCAGGCGCAATGGTTTATTTTGATGGCGGTCTTGATTGGCAAGAAGAAAGTCTAGATTGGTTTATTGCAGACCGTTGTGAAGATTTAGGAATGATTAAAACAGACTGGGATTCATCTGAAGACTATGGGTGGTACAAATCAGTTGATCACAAACTGATTGAATGGGAAAATGACTTAATTGAAAAATCAAGGAATAATATATAATGGATACTAACACCGTAAAAAGAAAGATCGCTAACTGTATAGCTGCTAGTAAACGTTCTCTCAACCCAAGCTTTCAATCTTATTGGAAAGATACTGCTAATAAATTGGGTGTTAAATACAATGTAGATGTGAAGGAAATTGAAAAGTCTCCGGAATTTTATCAGTCAGCTAACTCTGCTAGTATGCACTAACAGGTAGTGTATTATAAACTACTTGATAGAATGTAAATATATCCCGGGGCTTCTATATGATAGTCCTGGGATTTTTTATTTGTAATAAAGAAAAACATTTCTCCTATAATTAATTGTTATAAATACTAATATGATTAAATTTAGCAAGTTTATAACCGAATCAGCGTCAAATGACGATAAGTTGACACACCTTGAACATGTGGAAGATCATGTTGTTCACGGTGGTTCAGACGGATTTGCCCACGCTTTTCATACACTCAACGGTGTACATGAACAATTGCGAGGCGCTAAAAATAATACTAAGATTACTATGAAGTATGATGGTAGTCCTTCTGTTGTATTCGGTACACACCCAGAAACTGGCAAATTCTTTGTCGGTTCTAAGTCAGTGTTCAACAAAAAACCTAAGCTAAATTACACACCAGAAGACATTCAACAGAATCACGGCCACGCACCTGGTCTAGTATCAAAACTGCAAGCAGCATTGACACATCTTCCGAAAATAC